TTATTTATATTTATGCATAATATTTTTTATTTTAGGTTTATGCATGACAACATAAAAAGTAACAAAATTATTTATTACTTTTTATATATTATTTACCAATTATTCATCAATTACTTATTACTAATCATCTATCATTACAATGACTTCGCCATTTACAATCATTCTTATGCGACCCCAACTACAACTCATTGCGGGTTACATTTATTTACAGAATTCGCAAATGTATCTTCATTCACGTAGAAAGACAATAGTAGTAATCATCAAAAACACATTTATTTTTTATGCTGCGGCTCATCTTCGCCGCGCTCACATTCTCCATTTGCGCGGCCATTGCGATTGTATCCCACTTGCCAAGAATGTTGTGCGGCTCCGCGACTTCTCGCTTCTCTACTTTTTTACCTGTTGTTGAAAACTTATTTTTAGAATCTGCATTTTGCAATTGATTTGAACTGTTGAGACTTATTCCATAATATCCTTCGTTGCTTTCATTCTCTAACCACACCGTCGCCTTCAGCGCATAAGGACTGGCATTCAAATATTCTTTAATTTCTTTCATCAAGTGTTTGCCAATATCATCTGTTAGTTCTTCCCTCTTGATTACATCTATGCTTACCATCCAGTTGCAATACTCTTTCAACAAGGTTGAGTTCAATATTTTGCCAGTATCTGAAAACTTGCAGCGCTGAAATAAAAATGTTTCTACTCTAGAATTTAACTCCGTCTTTTTATACTCCGCGGTTTTCAAAATAATCCCAACATACCCGTGCGACCCTTGAATGCGTTTGGGTTTAAACCGGGTATCTAAATAATTCTTTAATAAATGGAATGTCTCCTTTGTTGGTTTTATATGGCTCCATAGACGAAAACGACCTTCAATATTAACCGAAAGGTCTTCCACATCTGCGCGAACAATACATTGCGCCATGACAAAGTCATTAAACTTTTTAATCGTCTCATCTTCCGGCAATAACACATTTTGATACACCGACTGATGCGTTTCTTTCACTGTTTCTACTGTAGATTTAAGGGCCTCAATAGTTTCTTTCAATTCATTTATTTCTAATGCTTGTTTTACCAGTTGCGCATTGTTGTTTGCATTTTGTTCTTTTAAGATTTTACACTCCTCCTCTAATTCTTCATTTCTGCGCATCAATTTGTTGAAATTGTCAATGCTATACGTCTTTGAATGTATAATGTCCCGGATGCATTTGGATAACCGTAGTAATGTGAAGTTCGTATTGTCATATGCAATAATCTCCGTTTTGTTTTTCCCGTTTACTTCAATGCTGCGAATGTGCCCTTTTATTCTCGGGTGGGTTTTAATTAGATTTTCTATTTCCACCTTATTTTGCACGCGGAACGCTTCTACTAAAATAAATGTGTCATAGTGTTTGCGGTGGTCTTGAACTCTTGTTGCCAAATCATTCGTGTGGCCAAACTTTAGTAAACTTTCTTTAGCATCATTGGTATTCTCTATTGTGCCAAAATATATGCATTCGGTATTTAAAGGGAACTGCGCAATCGTCGCTTGTTCTACTGCGCGCTGTTTTTCTTTTTTTGTTGAGATTATTTCTTGTTCTATAGATTGGATAATGCTATCTTTTTGTTCCAACTGCGCTCTCAACTCGTTTGACTCTTCGTCAACAATCTCGTGCATCACTTCTTCAAGTTTTATGTAATAATCGTGGATTTCACATGCTTTTTTGGTTTGGACTTTTAAACACAGAGATTTAAAACATTTTATGTTTAACATTATTTTTTGTTTATTTTGTCCTCCATGTTGTTTATTGCACGATTTTGCATTTTCTTCAATTGATGATGCAATATTTTCATCTAAACTCGCTCCTCCAAATTGATGAGCAACATTTTCATCTAAACTTGCTTTGCCAAATTGAAGAGCAAAATTTTTATAATCTTTATCAAGAATAAAATGTTTTTCTAATACTCTAATAGCATTAACTTTTTGTGTAAACCCAATCCACTTCCACACATCATCTAAATCCACTACATAATCCAAGGATTTATCATAATTCAAATAACAATAAAAGCTGCTCACAAACAATTGTTGCTCAAACCCAACAAAACTCTCCTTAATTTTGCATAACAATTTGTTATTGTAGGTGTGGGTTAGCTTCGCGATGGGGTTCTTCTCGATAAGTTCAACGATATTTAACTCTTGCATCTTATTATACATTTATAATAGTGTTGTCTTTAAGTTGTTTTAAGTCACTTTATATATTTTAAAGTGAGTTTTATAAAAAGGAGACATATATTTTGCGCGAAAGTCTTTAGCAATGCGAGGACGTTGTTTTGCGCACCATTATTTTAGTAAAAAACGTTAATAAATATATATGACGTTAGAACTAAAAAAATTTGATATGAAAAGCATCACGTTTAAGATTAACGAGTCGAAAGGGCCGGTCGTAGTCCTTATCGGGCGCCGTGATACCGGTAAATCATTTCTCGTGCGCGACCTGCTCTACTACCATCAGGACATCCCGATTGGGACGGTTGTCGCTGGCACGGAAGAGGGGAACGGGTTTTACGGCAAGCTCGTGCCCAAGCTCTTCATCCATAACGAGTACAATACTGCAATCATTGAGAACATTTTGAAGCGTCAGCGCCAAGTGCTCAAGCAAATGCGCAAAGAGATGGAGGCATTTAAGCGCAGTAGCATTGACCCGCGCGCATTCGTTATCCTGGATGACTGCCTGTATGACAACACATGGGCGAAAGATAAAATGATGCGTTTGCTGTTTATGAACGGAAGACACTGGAAGATCATGTTAGTCATCACAATGCAATATCCTCTTGGCATCCCGCCGACACTGCGAACAAACATTGATTTTGTTTTTATTTTAAGAGAAAACTACCTGGCCAACAGGAAGCGCATTTACGAGAATTACGCCGGCATGTTCCCCACATTTGAGGCGTTCTCGCAAGTGATGGACCAATGCACAGAAAACTACGAGTGCTTGGTCATCAACAACAACGTAAAAACAAATAGACTGCACGACCAGGTGTTCTGGTATAAAGCAGATGCGCACGGTGAGTTCCGTCTTGGGTCTAAAGAGTTCTGGGAATTATCAAAAGATATGGGGTCGGATGACGAGGAAGAAAAGTATGACCCGAAAGCGAATAAAAAACGTGGTGCGGGACAAACCATTAATGTAAAAAAAACAAAATGGTAAGGATATGGTAATGGAAGATATAATAATAATGATATGGTAAGGAACTCCTGATTACCTGATGGGGTCTAATAACGCGGACCGAACGTAAAACGATACGTGATCCAATGCGCTCCCATATTTTTGTCGCATCGTGATGTCCTCCGGTTCCATTTTTGGCGCGTCTTCTGCTCGGATGTTTTCCAACTCTTGCCCAGCTTCCACTACTTCAATTGTATTAATTTCTGTCTCATTGGAAGACAAACTCAAATGATATATGTCCTCTGCCGCCCGTTTTTGTACGGTTGCAATAAAGTCGCGCACAGATAGCGACGGAGATAGCATATATTTATGTCGGTCCATTGAATACACGGCTTTGACATAACATACTTGGGCCATTTCATAATTCATGTTCATATTTGTTGTGCTCATATTTGGGTTAGTGTTTAGTGTTTGTTGTTTGTAAATAATTACTGTTTATTATTTACAAATTATAATTTCAATTTTATTGTTTTATTGTTTTATTGTTTTCAGATGTATTCATTTATCTTTATCCCCCTTTCCCGATTTGCCCATCACTACATTCTCCCCTTCAAAGAGCTCATTGCGAATATTGGCAACTGAAATATGCTCATACTCGCTATCCGCTTCGGTCTCCTGCGACTGCGCCAACAGTGCGCGCTCTTGTGTATTCATATTGGAGATATTCACGAGCTTGCCCTCCGCATTAATCGTCTGAGTTAAAACATTTCCCGACTTTTCAGCCTTCTTGATATTCTCCTCCATGGCTTGCTGACGTGTTTCTTTAATACGTTGCTCGAATGCGGTCTTAGCATTCGCCTCATTTTGGTTCTTGTTATGCGCCAACTGGTTTAGCTCCTCTTCCATATACTCTACACGACCGGTCTTGTATGCTTCCGGGTCAAACGGCATCCACACCCCGCATTCACCGGTGTAAATATCGTGGTTCGGGTCGCGCTCTCTCAGCATTTTGCTGCGTAATTCTGCTTCGGCCTGGCTGGGGAATGCGCCTCTAAATTTAATTCCGCGGGTAGAGGTTTGAAAGTTATGCGCTACATTGAACTCCTTCTCTAGACGGTCTTCATTATGGTCAAGGTAAGTTTTGTATTCATCTTCTAAAGTGTTGTTTACTAAATTGGCGCGCTCGTCTTTGATGAATTCTTCATAATCTTTCATCAAGTCTTCAAATGAAATTTTATATTTGAAGGAAACAAAATTTAAAAATTGGGAAAACTTTTCCATAGATTTAGCAAAATCCCACTTCTTTAGGAAAGCGGAAAAATAAAACATTTCTTTTTGTTTCAAGATTTTTTCAGGAGATAGGAACGACAATAAACAATAAGATTGTCCAGCAATGGGTGGGTCTACATCTAGCAAATCAATGTATTTAGAGTTAATTTCGCCATTGGCGTGAACCCTTCTTTCAAAGTTGATTTCTTTTTTCGCAGCAGGTTGCGCGGGTTGCGTTTGTTGACCTTGAGCTTTACCGTGTTTTGAGTTTTTTCCCATAATACTTTATCTATTCTTTTAATTTTAAGTTATTTATCGCACATATATTAATATATTTTCTAACTAATTTATATAATGTTTGGCGATATGATTGACATGAGCGAAGCGATTAAACGGATTATTAAGTATTTGGTGGAGGGGTTTATGGTTGCTATTGCGGCCTATGCCATCCCCAAGCGTTCCCTTAATATTGAGGAGATTGCGCTCCTTGCGCTAACTGCGGCGGCAACCTTTAGCATTTTGGATACATACGTTCCTGTTTCTGGCATGAGCAGTCGCCAGGGCGTTGGTCTTGGCATTGGCTTTAACATGGTTAAGGCGAGTGCTGGCGGGTTTTAAACATTTTCAATAAATGAACCATTGCATTTATGCAATAATAATAATTCAATCACTATGATTATTGAATTATTTTATTTTGCTGAATATGTATTGCTAAATAGTTGGGATAAAGCTCCAATTCAATTCTGCGCACATTCGTTTCCATATTTCGTCTTGTTCAATGATTTTTTCGCGGTCTTTAAGCATTGGAATATCGTGTAGATATTGTCGTTCATCTAGCGACTCGCATAACTTGTAAAGAACATAATAATAGTTTAAAAAATTGACACGGTCATTCGGGCAGAATTTAGAATAAGGTGCCAACAATTCATTGAACAGGTTACACAAAGTGTCTTCAAATTCTGGACTGAATACGGGCGGTTTAATGCCCATTTTGTTTTTAATGAACTGAATATGCTCATAATATTTATTATATCCCAGTTTTTTCAGGATTTCTTTAGACTTGGTATAAGTCAGTTCATCTAGCTGTATGCGCTCTTTTTTAATTTGCTGCTTGATGCTTTCCACGACTTCGGGTGGGATTTGCGTCGTTTCTTTGCCCTGATATTGCGCGAGGATTTCTTTAAAATGGTTGATTTTTTTGTAGGCGTAAAAGCACACTTCTTTAGGGGGTTCTTTATAGGACGGTTTTTCATTTTCAATTAAGTAGGGGACATTTTTAAAACAGCTGTTACAAATAAGGACGCCTTCATCTTCTTGAGGTATGAGTTCGCCCTCGTGGCAATAGCTGCAGAAGTCGGTGTAATTCAAGTAATTATTAATATCAAGAAAAGTTTCATCAATGTTGCACAGATATTTGTGAACGATGTTTTTGTTCACTTGTTCATTTTGTTCTACGTCTGGGTTTTTAATTTTGAAAAAGTTATTCAACATTTTGGTTTTACTGCTGGGATTAGCGGATAATTCATTCTTGGAGATGTTTTTTTTATTTTCAAAGTATTCAAATATATATTTAGAGTTATCTAACAGGTAGTCTTTTTTCTTCCCTTTTAGTTGTTTAATGTTATCGGCG